AAGCAATACCGTAACCACTACGGCGTTAATGCAGTTGTCAATAAACTCTTTCTTTTTGTAAACCAGTTCCCTCTGGCGCTTTCTTTGTTCCGCTTCCAAAGCTACAATTTCCTTCCAAGCTGATGGACCATACACAAAACTAACGTATTCACGCAAGTCCTCACGCATTTGAGACATTTTCTTCTTTTGAGTCCAAATCTCTAAAGCAGTAGCCTCAGTATTAGAAAACAACTTGTGATAAAGAGAAGGATTTGCCGCCCGTTTTTCAAGAAAATCCATGTCACTTGAGGCTTTGGCAAACTGTGAAATCGTACCCGCAAAGCTCGAAATCTCCTTGCCTACCTCACAAGCTTTCTTGATACCCTTATACGCGGCTGTAGCTGTGGCGATGGCTGAAACAGGATCTATCATAGTGGGAGCTTTCTTGTTTTAGCGTTCTAGCATCCTATCCATCTTAGCGTCGAGAGCATCCAACCGAACTATTAATCGGTCTATGGATGCGTTGCTCTCGACTTTAGTTGTGTACTCCTTGGCAAGCTCTTCACGAGTTCTATTTAATAAAATGGTTACGCGATTCAATTCAGAGTGCTGAGATTTTATCCACCAGCCCAAAGCTCCCACTCCAGCCGTCAGTACAAAATTCCAAAGCGCGTCCATCTCCATCAATTAACACTCTAAGTAGCCGCCGCCTTTAATCGCAGCGCCCATCCCGCGGGCCGTGCCACGCTTCATAGACGTAGGAACCTTAACATCAGCCGTCTTGCCATAAGGAATACGACCCTGCTTATCAATCTGAGCGTAAGGAACTGCCTTTGGGGCAGGACCCGGTGCAGAACCTCTAAACTTTACTTTTGCCATTTTATTGCCCTCTCTGTTGTTTTAACAATTCACGCTGCATTGCGCTATCAATCCGTTTGTCCGTCTGAGCTTCCTGACTTGCAAGCCGCTGCTGGAACTGCTCGCTTCGCATCTGCTGGTTCTGAGCGTCAAGCTGCAATTTGGCCTGATCTACCTGTGCATCCGCTTGCTCCGACTGAGCCTTGATCTCTAACTCCTTCTCCTTCAACTTTATCAAAGGATCTGGACCCTGACCAGATATTTGTCCAGACAATTCTTTGGCTTTCTGCATGCCCTGTGCAACCAACTGTGCAACCATCGCCTGATACTGAATCTCATCACCACCCTGCTGCATCTGCGCCATCGCTTGCTCCTCGGCCTGTATCTTAACATGTTCCAAAACATGCTTTTGTAACGATACCGCAACCGCAGGCATCTGACTAATCATAGGACTAGAACCAAATACCAAGTGAGACATAATATGCGCCTGATGATCCTGACCCGTAAACGCATGCAACCGCATCTGATCCAGCGCGTTGATGTTCTCTTGAGCAGGGTCCGTAGGCCGCGGCTCTTCGTCCGGTAACGCCTGCATCAACCTGTCAACATCGTTCACGCCCAGCGCCTCATACATGTCACGATACACCTCGTGCATGTTGTGGATCTCCGGAGCCTGCGCCGCTAACTGTAACTTAGTCTGAGCTAAAGCAATCCGCTGCGCCTGACTGAATACATTCGGATTAGAAACAGGCACAATGTCTACGCGACCGTCAAAGTCCTTCGCCATCACCGTAGCATCGTCGCCCGCAACCGAATAAGGATACTCCTGTGGCAAACTCTCACCCATTACACGCGCCAGAATCTTGAACTCTAAACGCATCGCGTAATGAAGCCGCTTGTGTACCGCGCTCATAACACGGGACCCCTGCTCCAACATAGCTATCGTAGTGCCAACCGCCGCACTCTGGTCGCCGTCGCCAACCTTCATGTTCGTAATCGTCGCAAAACGCTGACCAGCCTGTACAACAAAACCTAACAAGTTAAATAACGTCTGATCCGGTCCCTTGAACGGTAATGGCATCAAACTGTCACGAATTGCGCCCCCCGGAGCATCCACATCCCTGAATTCACCCGGCTGTAAAGGATCGTCGTCGTCCCTGATCCGTAGGCCGCGGGCCTTGAATCCAGCAGGTAAATTAGACAATGTACCAGCATCAATCAACTGACGTAGTGAGGATGTCGCAGAACGCGCTAAACCACCAATCGTGTGGATCAAACCCAGCCCGTAAAACCCAAACCCCGGTAAAAACTTGTAATGTACAAAATAATGTATCTTTTGACGCTTCTCGTCGTCTTCAGCAAAGTTGCGACGTATCGACAAAATCTCGCCGTTGTCCTGCGAAATCGTGACAATGTAAGGAACCTTGATACCCGTAGGCTCGCCGTCCTCGCCCATGTCCTCGTAGCCCTCAAGATCCAAATCAACATGGCACTCTAACAAAGTGCAGTCGTAATTTATCTGGTTGGGCTCAAAGCCGTCAATCCGGTCAATCTCGTCACGAACACCCGTAATCTCCCCCTGAGAAGGTATTACGTCTATGTCCATATACACACCAGCAACCTGCTTCTTTCGCAAATCGTTCAAGTCCATACGCACAACCTGCGTGATATTCGGACACGTATCCAAGTCAGAAGTGTCGTAAGGAACCACCAAGTTCTCAGCAGGAACAAACTTACTTATCGCACGGCCCAAGCTCTCGTCGTAGTAAATCTTCTTGAATGCACTGCCCGCCAGCGGTAAATAAAACAACATCTGGTCCATGTCAGGAGTGTAATCCTCCATCACATTCGTGATGTAGTAGTTCATAAACTGCTTCACGCGATGCGCCTGATCCTGCTTTTCACGCGTGTCCTTGCCAACCACAACAGTCCGAACCGGACCACTTGAAGGCAATAACTCGTTAAATGCCTGCGCCTGAAATTGCGTAGCAGCCTCGGCCAACAAAGGATGCGTCACGCCACTCGCACCGCGGAACGGCGTCGTGCGCTCCTCGTAATTAAAACCAAGAAGCTCCAACCCGTTCTTATACGTGTCTTCCCACTCCTGACGGCTGGACTTGTTAGACTCAAACTCGCCAAGCAAATCAGAAGCAATCCGACCAAGCTCGCGGTCCGGGATCTCCTCCGCCAAGTTGGCATAGAAATTATCGCCCTCACCACGCATGTCGTCGGGATCAAAGTCCACAACCACACTGCCGTCGTCATCCGCTATAATCTCTATCTCCGGATCAAGGTCCGCGGAAACCAAAAAAGGATCCGCACCAGAATCAGGAAGCTCTAGCTCAATTTCAGCCCGTAAATCATCCTCGTCTAACTGACTTGGGACGTTAGTATCCATTAATCCACCAGTAGCCATATGGCCCTCCGTCAATAATATACACGCACCTTAGCAGAAACATCCTCGTCTTGCCAATCATCAGTTGGTAATTGTACAAAATTACCTTGACGATACCGCATTAAAGCCTGCGTCATGCTATCAACTAAGTCATCATGCTCCCCATTCGGAAACGCAGCAACCTCTTCAATTAACTCATCTGCCCATACCTTGTCAGGGACCCAAACCATTCCAGCTTCAAACATAGGACTTACCGCATGAACCCGGCTGATCTTGTCGTTACCACGACTTGGTGTAAAATTAACTACAGGTATACCCGCATTTCTAAGCTCCTGAGTCAACGGTAAACCACTCGCCTTCGCCTCAATAATTACAGTGTCAGGGTCCCAAAACTTGTATTCCTCAAAAGCTATACCCTTTAATTCAGGAAAATCCCACCGCCCCTTCTTGGAATCTAACAATATTAAGTTGGGACCCGAACCACCCTCGTTGGGATAAAACACACCCCACGTTGTGATCGCAGAGTAATCCGAAGTCTCGCGCTTGCTAAACGCCGTGTCGTAACTCTGTATCACATATTCTAACTGAGGAACCGACTCACGCTCCCACTTGCGCCACCAATCGCGAGGGATAATCGCATTCTCCTCACCCGTCGGATTCTGCTGGTACTGAGCATTCCACTTGCTCGGAGGGATAGATGCGCGGACCGCAGTCAAATCCTCAAAACTCCAGAACTCCGGCCAACAAGGCGTGTCGTCATCAAAAATAGCAGGTAACTCAACAACCTCCCACTGATCCGCTAATGGATCCTTCGCCATCGCTCGCAACAACTGACCCGTCATGTCCTTCTCTGACCACCGCGTCTGTACCAAAACTATCGAACCACCCGGCTGTAAACGCTGCCTCGGACCCCCAGTATACCAATCCCAAGCATCGTCAAAACCACTCGTACTCATCGCCGTCTGCTCAGAATGAGGGTCGTCAATAATTATTAAATCACCACCACGACCCGCCAAATTAGAACCAACACCAACAGCATAATACATCCCGCCAGCACTCGTGTCCCAACGACCGCTCGCCTTGCTATCCGCAGCTAACTTAACATCCGGGAAAACCTCCCGGTACTCATCCGCATCCAAAAGGTTCTTCGTCTTCCGACCAAAGTTAACAGCTAACTCCGTCGTGTGCGTCGCCTGAATGATCTTCATGCGCGGATCACGGCCCATCATCCAAGCCGGAAACAAAAAGGATGCAAACTCACTCTTCGTGTGCCGCGGAGCCATGTTGATAATCAAACGCTTTAGTTCGCCGCTCGCGACACGCTCAAGCTTGTCCGCGATGATTTTGTGATGCCGTCCAGCGATAAAGTCCGGCCACATGGTTCTTACAAAGTCCAAAAAGTTTTCCTGACAACCCTCGTTTTTGGCGATCTGTGCGAGCCTTAATTCAAGCTTCAAAGCCTTCTCTTGTTGTGCCGGATTTAGGCTAACATTCATCGGGGGACCCTAACTGTTTATGGGATTATATGCCTGTTTATAGGATAGTTATACCTCAAATCAAATTTTATGTAAATATT